GCCAAGGCTGGTTTAGGACAGGTCTGTTTAGATCTAATGCAAGAACTAGGTTATTCTAGATTATTGGATGTTTGAGTTAAAATTTTCAAATATCATAAATATGTTGAAAAGTTTTCTCAAACAGATTCTCACAAAACTCATGGTTTTGTAGGACAATTATCTAGAAAGAATGAGGCGGCAGGAAAGGTTAGGGTTTTTGCGATGGTAGACATATGGACTCAGTCCCTATTAAAACCATTGCATATGATGCTAACTTCTTTCCTGTCATCGTTGCCTAATGACGGTACAATGAACCAAATAGCTTCTTGAAAAAGAGCGGCTATTAAGGCTCGTTGTGGCCAGTCATTTGGGTACGATTTGTCTGCAGCTACTGATAGGCTACCGATTTCTATACAGATCTCTCTCTTATCTCCAATTATTGGGTCTAAGGTAGCGAATCTGTGGTCGAAATTGTTAGTCGAACGTAGTTACTACTTGGCATATACAAAAGAAGAGAAAGAAATCCACGGAGTCGATGGTAAACCCTTAAAGTATGCCGTCGGTCAACCGATGGGTGCCTTATCTTCTTTTAATATGTTAGCAGTAACTCATCACTTTTTAGTTCAATTGGCTTATCAGAGAACTTTACCTTTCTATAAGTCAACAGGAATACTGTTGAAGTAGGGAGAGATGAAGTGGTATGATAACTATGAAATAACAGGTGATGATTTAGTCCTGTTTGACAAAGAGGTCGCTCGTGAATATCTTTCTATAATGGAAGATATTGGAGTACCTATTAATCAAACTAAGAGTGTGATTGCTAAGGTTCAACTTGTTGAATACCTTAAAGTCACAACTCTAAAGGCTAAAAACGTTTCAGCCCTTTCTTGAAGAATGTTGATATCCAATAACAGTTTTATGGGTCGTATCAATACTGTATATACTCTATTAGATAGAGAATATATTGGTAAAGGTGGGCTTATAAACTGATTAGCTGGTATCACCTGTCAAGCTATAAATAAAGGTAATATTAATTTAACTTTATTTTCTATTTTGACAGCTTTCTGAAAGAAAGGAACTGTATCATTAGCTACTGTGTTTACTAGCATTATAAAAGAGTCAGATCCTACATGCTCTATGAAGAGTAACTTAATTAAAG